TAAAGAAAAATTTGTACAAAAGAGCTTCCCAGAAAAGTTAGAGTCTGCATTGCCACACGTTTATAGTGCGCACAAAGCATGGAGTAAAAATATGTCAGAGCAGTTACAACAAGTACATGAATTTGTACGCACAGATGAATCTGTAGAATTGGGCAGAACATGTGGTGACAAGGCTTACTTTGAATCATTAAGTTTTGTTGACACAAAAGCATTATTAAGAACAGTACTAGAACAAGTATCAGAACAAGCAGACGGAGCAATCAAAGAGTTTGCAACTAAATGGGCATCTCGAATTGACACACTAGAAGAGCATGTTGATGAATCTTTAAAAGAAGAATACGGTATGGCTGTACAACTTGCCAAGCAGTATATTAAGGGTGTTAAGTCGATCAAGGAAAGCCAACCGATAGTACAACAAGATGCTGAAACATATCAAGACGTTGCATTTGAATCTGATGAATATGCAGACTGGGCAGACAGTATGGTTGAAGACAATGAAGTTGACGAAGATGCAATACGTGAACTTGCATTGTATATTGAAAATGATGGTCAACTATACCAACAACAAGGCGAGCCTATCATGCGTAACCTTTCACGCAAGTGGGATAAAGGTATATATGACCATGATAAAGCAAAAACATTATGGAAGTATTATGCAGATACTGGTGCTAAGAAGTATGGCAAAGAACATGGTGCAAATGATGGCTTTAAAATGTTCCCACCAGCAGTACGTAGAGCAGTTGCAAGTGAACTAGCAGATAATTGGCACGAAGAACTAAAGGCTGGTAACAAAATGGAAGGCGCACCAGCAGGATATGATCCAGAAAAAGACCCAGTAACACAGTCAATGCCTGCATATAAAATTGCTAAAGGTGCTACTAAGGTTGGTAAGGCTATTAAAGGTGCAATAGATAAAATTAATCCATTTAAGAAAGACGAGGATGTTAACGAAGGCGACGTAGCACCACACGAAAAGTTACAAAAACTAGTAGGACAGCATTTTCCTGTAGGACAAGACGGTAGTAATGCTATTACAGCACTACAAGGTATTATAGATGATGAAGGACTTAATGCTGAAATACAAAAGATGGCAGACGAAAAAGGTCCTGACACTTGTGGTAGACCAGCAGTACACAAGTACTTGTCAGACGTAAACCCAGAGTTATTGAAGTTATTAGACTTTGGTGACATGACAATGGAAACACTGGGTGGCGATGCTAGTGAAGATTTCATCGATGCAGTTACAGACAAAAAGAAAAAGAAACACGGCGAAACAACGGCAGAAGATATTAAAAGATTAAGCGGAATTAAATAGTAAATTTAACCGTTTAGCATTGACTAGATAAATAAAATTGTATACACTACTAAAGTGGTGTGTGCATATTAGGCATACATTATGGCAAACTTATTAAGGAGAAAACATTATGGCAACATCATTGGCCGATATCAGAGCAAGACTGCAACAACAAGAAACACGATCAAGTGGTAGTTCAAGTGGAGGTGGCGACAATGCTATCTTTGCACACTGGAACATAAAAGAAGGTGAGACCGCAACTATCAGGTTCCTTCCTGATGGAGATACTAAAAACGATTTTTTCTGGGTAGAACGTGCTATGATCCGTTTACCTTTCCAGGGTATTAAAGGACAAGCAGACAGCAAACCTGTACAGGTACAAGTACCCTGTGTTGAGATGTGGGGAGAATCCTGTCCTATTCTTGCTGAGGTTCGAACTTGGTTTAAAGATCCAAGTTTAGAAGATATGGGTCGTAAGTACTGGAAGAAGCGTAGTTACTTGTTCCAAGGCTTTGTAAAAGAAAACCCAATGCAGGAGGAAACAACTCCTGAGAATCCAATTCGTAGATTTGTAATTAGTCCACAAATCTTTAACTTGATTAAGTCAGCATTGCTTGACCCAGACATGGTTGAGTTACCAACTGATTACAATCAAGGATTAGACTTCAGAGTAGTTAAGACTAGCAAAGGCGGTTACAGCGACTACTCTACAAGTAATTGGGCAAGGCGAGAGTCTGCACTTACATCAACAGAAACAGCGGCTATAGAACAATATGGTTTATTCAATCTAGCAGACTTCTTGCCCAAGCGTCCAGACGAGACAGCTCTTAAAGTTATGAAAGAGATGTTTGAAGCATCAGTAGATGGGCAACCATATGATGCAGACAAGTGGGGCAGTTACTTCAGACCAGCAGGTGTAGTTATTGCTAACGCACAACCTGCAACTGAAAGTGCTCCTGCGGCACAGCCTGCTCCTACACCACAAACTACAGTAGAAGCACAACCTGAGCCTGTAGTAGAAGATGCTGAGCCAGCAGAAGCAACTGCTCCTGTAGAGGCTAGCAAACCATCAAGCCAAAGAGCAGAAGACATTTTGGCTATGATTAGAAATAGACAAAAGTAATACCTCCTAGTAGTAAGTAGTTAGAAGTGGGTACCCAGGTGGGTACCTGCTTTAATACTACAAATATATGTTTACACAACTCGATTACGAACTATTTCCCGACACACCTGAGGTATATAAACTACCGTCAGGCAAACTTGTGGCTAAAATACTTAAAAATGCCTCAAGTAGCATAGATAAAGAAGGATACAAGTTAGCAACTCTTAAAGAAATACAACAAGCACAAGCAATTACAGTTTACTGGCGAGAACCTATTGCAAGGTTCAAAAGTGGTGTAAGTACGTTTGTACACCAGACTGGCATTAGTATGCATACGGCTGTGAAGTATTTGTTTTTAAATAAACATTATGCACCACAGTTTTACACTTTAATTAACTTGCATCGTTATATGAACGAGCAAACAAGTTTTGTGTTTAAAAGCATAGATAAAATTAGAGAAGTAACAGTATTTCACGAACGACCCTATAATACAATGGATGTGCCTGTGTCTGACAAAGTACAGTTCTACATGACTTGTGATAAGATGATATGGGACAACTACATAGATGAACAAGTACATTTTGACGAACTAATGCGTGTACTTCGTATAAACTATAAGGAATACTATAAAGAAGTTTTTGAGCATAGTAAAAACATACATGAAAGCATTTAAAGAGCTAGAGTGTCACGGTATAATCCATATACAGCGAGAAATATTGGAGCATCTTGCACACTACACATTAGAAGAAGGATGGAACGACATAGATGAGGCTACTTGTCTACGTAGTTGTCCTACTCTTATGAATTGGCTAGTTAAGGATCTTAAACTACACCCTAGGGACATTGCTTGTACATACCTTACTAGACACTTAGACTTACACGTAGATGCAAAACCAGTAGTTGCTAAACTTAACATACCTATACAAAATTGTGTTGGTAACATCAACTATTGGTATGATGAGGATATTAGTTACAGACCAAAAATAAAAGACAAGTTTGATAGAGAAGTATATGACTTAAAAGGCTGGGTAGCAAACTCAGAGATAATTACACACAAGTTCTTTACAAAACCAATCGTGTTTAACAGTCAAATACCACACGGTGTAAAGATTGAGTATGGGCCACGTATTGTATTAAGTATAACATTTTTTAATGAACCAGTAAATGAATTGCGTTAGATTTAGACATTTTGCAAGATTGAACCCAGACGGCACAGTTAGTCGTTGCGGGCATATGGTTAATGCACCTCGCTTCGAATCATTTAATGAAATGAATGCCAGTGAGTGGAATCAAAACTTAGGTAACTGGCCCGATGAATGTATACGTTGTCGTGTTAGTGAAAACGAAGGCAAAGAAAGTATTAGACAGTTTGCTGAAAAGCAACATCAAGAACTACATAACATACGCAGAGATTATCTTATTATAGGCGGGGTACTAGACAATGTTTGTAATAGTGCCTGTCAACATTGTAACCCACACTTAAGTACAAAGTTTGGTGCTATTGCCAACAAAACGATAGCAGTAGACAACACAGACAAGTTTTATGACTTTCCGCAAGAGCGTATTGTAAAGTTAGACATAAATGGCGGTGAGCCCACGGCGAGTCCCAACTATAAAAAACTGTTAGAGTATTTGCCACCTAATATACGTTATGTGAGAATAAACACTAACGGTAGTCTTAAAATAGATCCTAAGCCATTACTAAAACGTGACATAGATGTTACAATAACAATGAGCTTGGACGGCATAGACAAAGTACACGATTACTTGCGTTGGCCCGTTACTTGGAAAACATGGCTAAAGACTTTTAACTATTACAAACGTTTTAAAAATGATAACTTTCATTTAGACTTATGGTCTACTATAAGTGCATTAAACATTGGTGACTTCAATAACATTAAACAATTTGTAGAAAGTAAACAAGTTAATTGGTCATGGGCATTTTTAGAATCACCAGATGTACTAAGTGTAAGGCACACAAACTTTTTAACAGAGCCACACAAAGACTTGTTTGAGAATGTTGTAGGCACTGAACAAGATAACAGTCATAAACTTACAGAGTGGATGCTGTATCAAGACACTATTCGAAAAATTAACTACAAGGACTACTTATGAAAATAGCAATTACAGGTGGTAGCAATGGCATTGGTAAAGCCATAGTAGAGCATTATGTTAAAAAAGGACACACAGTATTAGATTACAGTAAACGTAATGGATGGAACATACAACATCACGAACGTATAGCAGAACGTGTGTCACAAGCAGATTGGTTCTTTAACAACGCACAACAAGGTTACGCACAAACAGAACTATTGTTTGATGTATATGAATACTGGCGAGATAAACCAGGTAAAAAGATTATTAACATCAGTAGTATGATGGCAGGTATGCCTGTTAGTTGTTTAGAAGGTTATGACATGATGAAGTATCATCATCAAAAACGTACACTAGAGTCCGCAGTAGAAGTATTGCGTAACAACTTGACTTGGCCTCAGTTAGTTATTGTGCGTCCAGGCAAAGTTGACACACAAGGTGAAGGCGGTGCTAATGTTACAGCATGGGTAGAAAAACTTACTAACATATTGGACCATGACCAAGTTGGCATGGAAGTATACGACATTAGTCTAGCATAATGGACGCAAAAGAATACGTTACAAGTCCTGTACGTTGCCCTGTTCCTTGGACAGGCATGATGGTCAACCATAATGGACAAGTCAAGAACTGTATAAGAGCATACGAGGACATAGGCGATCTTAAAACGATGTCTATACGTGACATTGTCTCTGGAGATAAAAATCGAGAAGTACAACAAACACAACAGTCTGGTAAAGAACATGCGAGTTGTCAAGGCTGTTATGAACTGGAGAGACAAACTACCGGTATAAATGTTATTAGTGACAGAAAGTACTATATCAAAGAACTGAAAAATGTAGATAAAGGTATATATGACCATAGCACACATGAACTACATCAAATTGATATACGTTGGCAAAACACTTGTAACTTTACCTGTATATACTGCGGTCCAGAGTTTAGTAGCAAATGGGAACAGGATCTAGGCATTGCACAACCTAAGCCAAGCAAAGACACTTATAAAGACTTGCGTAATTATGTTTTTGAAAACATAAAAACATTAAAAAACGTTTACCTAGCAGGCGGCGAGCCCATGCTAATGACAGAGAACGAAGAACTCTTAGAGTTACTCTTAGAGTTCAATCCCGACGTGAGTCTGCGCATCAACACTAACCTTAGTCATACCAATACTCGAGTGTTTGACTTAGCATGCCAATTTAAGAATGTACACTGGATAGTGAGCGCAGAAACAATGGGTGCAGAGTACGAGTATATTCGTTATGGTGGAGACTGGGCAACTTTTTGTAGTAACTTACGTTGGATCAAAGACCTAGGACATAAGATAACATTTAATATGTTATACTTTGCTCTTAATGCGTATAGCATGTTTGATTTTATTGACAAATTTAAAAATGACTGGAACTTTCATCCAAATGCATTTGTAATAGGACCAATAACAGGGCCGGTAGAACTTAACATTCGGCATCATAGTAAATTGACACTAGAAAAAATAAGTGTTATACTACGTAAACGAATAAACGAAAACCTAGGACATCTATTAGAAAACAGTTATAGAAATTTACTGAGATATATACAAGAGCCGTTTGAAAAAAATCCAAACAGCACGATTGAATACTTACAGTGGATAGATGCTCGCAGAAGTACAGACAGTGAGCAAATATTCCCTGACATTTATAAACTTATGAGGCAATAACATGGCACAAAAACCCTTCGACGTATCAAAATTTAGAAAAGGCCTAACTAAAGCCATTGATGGTATTAGTTTTGGCTTTAACGATCCTACAGACTGGATCTCAACAGGCAACTATGCCTTAAACTATCTTATCAGTGGAGACTTTAACAAAGGTGTGCCACTTGGCAAGGTAACTGTATTTGCAGGTGAGTCAGGTGCAGGTAAGAGTTACATTTGTTCAGGTAACATTATTAAAGCCGCACAAGAACAAGGAATTTATGTTGTACTAGTAGATAGTGAGAACGCTCTAGATGAAGCATGGTTACATGCACTAGGTGTTGACACCAGCGAGGACAAATTGTTGCGTTTAGGTTTGGCTATGATTGATGACGTAGCAAAAACTATTAGTCAATTTATGGCAGACTATCGTGCGACACCAGAAGATGACAGACCTAAAGTATTATTTGTAATTGACAGTTTAGGTATGTTGCTGACACCTACAGACGTTGACCAATTTGACAAAGGTGACTTGAAAGGTGACATGGGTCGTAAACCTAAAGCACTAACCGCACTAGTGCGTAACTGTGTTAACATGTTTGGTAGTCACAACGTAGGTATGGTATGTACTAACCACACATACGCATCGCAAGATATGTTTGACCCAGATGACAAGATCTCAGGCGGTCAAGGCTTTATCTATGCATCATCTATTGTAGTTGCTATGAAGAAACTAAAACTGAAAGAAGATGAGGACGGTAACAAGATTAGCGAAGTAAAAGGTATTAGAGCAGGCTGTAAAGTAATGAAGACTCGTTATGCAAAACCATTTGAAGGTGTACAAGTTAAGATCCCATATGAAACAGGCATGAATCCATACAGTGGATTAGTAGACTTGTTTGAGAAAAAGAACTTGTTACAAAAAGATGGCAATAGGCTCAAGCATGTAAATGCTAAAGGTGAAGAAACTAAAATGTACCGTAAAGAGTGGGAACGCAACGAAGAAGGTTGCTTGGATGCTATCATTAATTCGTGGGGTCAAATTGAAAAATCTACTGAAGAACCCACAGTAGAAGTTACCAATGAGGAACCGGAAGTTGTAGATAGTGAGTAGTTATTGCTCTCAAAAATTTTGGTGGCTAACTATAGAACCTGAGCGGCGGCAATTACAATCGTGTTGCGCCGCTTATCCGCATAAAATAGACACTACTTGGTTAAAAGACAATCCAGGTAACTTGTTTAATATACCTATACTAACACAAGAGCGTAAGGATATGTTGGATGGGATACAGGTTTCTAGTTGTGAAGGTACGTGTTGGGCTCCCGAACGTCAAGGAAAGTCTAGTAGACGACTTGTTATGGGATCAGACAAAGTAACACATACTAATATAACAACGGAACCAGAAGTATTACATATTAATCTTGGCAGTGATTGTAATTTAACTTGCGTGTACTGCACAAAACAATACAGTACTGCTTGGCTTAGAGACATAGCCGACAACGGTGCATACCTCAATGAGGCTAGGTTTGATATAAATGTTAACGATAAAATTTTATTAAAGTTAGGGCAAAAGAAAATAGATCAAACAGAGTCTTATAATTTACTGATAGATGAAATAGTTAAGTATAAGAATTACGAGTTTGTATCTATAAGCGGAGGCGAACCTTTTTTAAACAACAGTTTAACTAAGTTGCTAAAAAACTTTACGAATCCTGTTAAGTTATATACTGGCTTAGGTGTTAATACTGATAGGTTAGAACGTATACTTGAGGATGTAAGCGACAATGTGGAGTTTATGGTTAGTGCTGAAGGATTGGGCGCCAGTTACGAGTTCGCTAGATATAATAACAGTTATGAAAGGTTTACACGGAACTTAGAACTTTTGCAACAAGCAGGAAAAGTGTCATTTAGTAGTGTGTTATCAAACTTAACCATTTTTAATTTTAAAGAATTTGAGGACAAATACGCTGACTATGATATAGACATGGTATTTTGTAATGAACCAGACTATCTTGCATTAAATGTATTAGACGACAAAAGTAAAGAGCATTTACAGTCAGTGCAATTCAAAAACAAAGATAACTTTATAAAACAATCTATACAGACACCCTGTACTACAGAACAACACAGAAACCTAGTTGTATTTTTAAAAGAATTTGTAAAACGTCGAAATCTAGACTTAACAATATTTCCAACGTCATTTGTTAACTGGTTAAATGAACTACCTAACTAAAATACATTATAGCAGTCTACTATCACAGCCTATTAATCAAATTTATAAAGATTTAAAGGCAGTGTATAAAGGTGCGTTTGCTGACGACGAACGCATTCTTTTTATTGATGATGTCTTAGACTCTGATGCTAAAGAACACTTAGAGCGTTACCTTAGCAAGTTATTTGTACATTTAGACATTGATACATTCTTTGTTGAGAACATAAACAGAGGCAATTTATCAATAGACAATCCCACAAACTACAACATACCAGATACAATTTGTATGACGCCGTGGGCAGGACTAGAGATAGACGTTGACAGTAGTTTACATCGTTGTTGTTTATGGGATAGGCAACTGGGCGAAGACACTACAAGTATTGTTGAATACTTTGCAAGTGATAAACAACAAGAACTTAAGCAACAACTCATACTAGGAAATAAGCCTGGTGCGTGTAACAAGTGTTGGCAAGTTGAGGAACAGGGTGGTGTTAGTAAACGGTTAAACGATGAATATGTGTTTAGAGAACACAAGTTTGACATAGACTACAATGACCTAACATCAAACAAGATATTAAACTTAGATATCAAGTTAGGCAACAAGTGTAACCTAGCATGTAGAATATGCAGTCCTAGATGTAGTAGTACGTGGGGTCGTTATGCAGATGCAGAAACGGTAGAGTTCAACTGGTTAGCAAATGAGTCTAGTACATTTTGGTCTGATATTATCAGCATCAGTAAAGACGTAAGATACATTACATTTGCAGGTGGTGAACCACTACTAGACAAAACACATAGAAAACTGTTACAATACTTTATAGATGCAGGACTTAGTAGACAAGTTACACTTCATTATAATACTAATGGCACAGTATTTGCAGATTTTTTGTTTGACTATTGGGACCAGTTTAAAGCAGTTGAGCTAAGTTTTAGTATTGATGCTGTGGGCAAACGTTTTATGTACGAACGTTTTGGATCTACTTGGAGAACAGTTTCTGCCAATTTACGCAAATATGCAGAAACCGAGTACACATGTAATATCTATGCCACAGTAACTAATATAAATGTAATGTACGCAAACGAAGTGTTTGAATTAGGCGAGCAACTAGGAATGCCAGTTACATTTAGTGCATTGTCTAATCCAGCGGAGTTGACAGTTACAAATTTGCCTAGTATAGTAAAGGAAAATGTTAGAACAAAATTATTGTCACTAAGTAATCAAAACTTTAAGGACAAAATAGAACCTATTTTGGATATAATGGATTCTAAAGAAGGTATAAGTAGTGTACGGGAATATCTGGAACCCCAAGATCAAAAAAGAGCAACGCTCTTTGGCGATTATTATCCAGAACTAAATTCGCTTTTAAGTGAGGAAAATTAAATGTCAGTTGAATTAGACGTATTAACAGAAACATACTTGATTATGAAAGAGTATGTACCCAGTAAAGATAGACAAACAGCCGCAGATCAATTAGTGGGCAATCTAGTAGACATGGGAATTGCAGACCCAGAGTTCGAAAAGTTTTGTGCTACAGATTCTTATCTAAAAAGAGCCGCTGAAGATTACCTCGATGAAGAGGACGGCGATGACGACATGGACGAACTAGAATTTGACGACTAATGTGGTATAACAAAGTAGTTCAAGACTTGGCTTTTTTGCCTGACTTCATTGCACACTACAACAATGAGTTAGACGAAGCCAAACAGGAAGTTAAGATATGGGGCAACGTAGAGAAGTCCCTTACTAACTTGCCTGGTGTAACTGAACATAGATTTAATCAGTTACAAGAGATAGAAGCAGTCTTAAACTATCTTAACATTGAACTACGACGCATTAGACGTAAATGGTTTAAGAAATATCTAGAAGGCTATCAACGTGCGTTGACCAGTAGAGATGCTGAGAAGTATGTTGATGGTGAGGACGAAGTAGTAGACTTTGAAACGCTAATTAATGAAGTTGCGCTACTTCGTAATAAATGGTTAGGTATTATGAAAGGCCTGGAAGCCAAACAATGGCAACTAGGTCACATTACAAGACTGCGAACAGCAGGTATGGAAGATGTAAGCGTATGAGACAACTAACACCAGAAGAAAGTCACCAGCAAAGTTTGTTTACACTAGAAGCACTGTATAAACACGATGACTTAATGGACAGTATTCGTAGTGTAGCAGATGTTGGTTGTGGTGCAGGCTTAGACATAAAGTGGTGGGCAGAGTGCGCAAGTAGAGACGACCCACCTATCCCACATAACTACAAATGTTTCGCTGTTGATTTGAAACCTAGTATAAAATATAACCTACCAAAAAATTTAAAAGTTGTTGAAAACGATTTTACAAAGGCTCCCTTCCTTCCTACAAAGGTTGATCTGATATGGAGTCATGATAGTTTAGGATATGTACAAAATCCCTATGACACGTTAAGAGTTTGGAATGAACAAATGAACGCTGGTGGTATGTTGTGTGTAATATTACCACAACTGCACAACATTGAATATAATAGGACACACATCCATCATTTACCAGGACACTTTTATAATTTTAACATTATAAACTTGGTGTTCATGATGGCGTGTGCTGGCTTTGATTGTAAAGATGGTTTGTACTACAAAGCCAAAGATGACCCTTGGTTACATGCAGTAGTCTACAAAAGTAAAGTTAAGCCGATGGATCCTATGACAACTACATGGCATGATCTTCGTGATAAGAAATTGTTACCTAAAAGTTTTGAGGAAAGTATAGATAGATTCAACCACGTAACTAATCAACCTCATTTATTACTACGCTGGATCAGCGGGCATTTATTTGATTTAGCACAAACGGCCTAAGTCTGCGCCAAGGTGTGCCTTCTTGAATCTCATCTAAGAACCATTCTGTATTACGTAACTTTTTAATCCACTGTTTGCGATCCTGTTTATTAGGTACTAGAGGAGTTGCGTAGTCTGTTCTAGCAACAGGCATTGCTAGACTTTCTTTAGAAACAATAGCAGGTACTCCTGCAATAATGGCTTCTATTGCCGATCCTCCGGTGGGACTTACTACGTAGTAAACATCATCTAAAGTATCTAAAAAATCTGTATCATCTTTATCACCCTGTCTATTTGGTTGTTCGACTTGGTATCTATTGTGAACACTTTGTGCGACAGGATATCTTGGATGTGGTCTAACAATGATCTCTTTAGTGGGGTGAAATATTTTTATACGTTGTACGACTTGATCTAACCATGTGCTGGTGTCTGGCATATGACGCCATAACTGACTTGCTTCGTTCTGACAGCAAATAACAATCTTAGATCCTGTACCTAAAAACTTACGAGGCACAAAGTCAAAACGTTCATGTCTGCCTTCTATTATAGGATGATCTAAATGACCATAGTAACCTGTGTTGTCTATGTGGTTAACACTAATGCGCCATGACTCGTTGCGCTTTAACACACCCACTTCTATAATTACAACAGGTTTGCCTTGGCTACGAAAATGATCGTATACTGCTTGGTTACCTTGCATACGCCCACGCCATAACACACTCCATATTACAGCAACATCTGCTGACATATCTTCGTGTACTATCTGGTCTGTTTTTGCTACAGTGTTCTCAAATGCCTTATAAATATCTTGACCAGCAAGTGCAACATTGTTGTGCCAAAAGCTAATTTTCATAAAACATATTTAATATGATACTAGGTGTAAGTTACGGTTTCCACGATGCAGGCGTAACGCTAATCAACGAAAAAGAAATACTATTTGCAGGACATACTGAACGTTTCAGTAAGCACAAGCACGACAACTGGATCAACAAACAGATATTTGAAGAAGCATTTCAGTATGGCAAGCCTGACAAAATAATCTATTACGAAAATCCCTGGAATAAAAAATTTAGACAAGCATTTGCAGGACAATGGGACGATGCATTACAATGGCCCACAGTAAAAACAAACTTACGTTACTTTACAGGACTGTCAGATATTCCGGTTTACTATGCCGATCATCACGAATCACATGCCGCCGCTGGCTTTGCAACTAGTCCATTCGAAAGTGCCGCAGTTGTTGTGGTAGATGCTATAGGCGAGTGGGATACTATGAGTATATGGCATGCTGTAGAAGACTTTGATGGAGAAGTAGAATACGAAAAACTTTGGTCAAACAAGTATCCCCATAGTATTGGACTAATGTACTCTGCGTTTACACAACGAGTAGGTCTAAAGCCACTAGATGAAGAATATATCCTAATGGGCATGAGTGCATTTGGTGATGGCAAACTTAGTAGTACTATCAAGAGTGACCTAATAAGTGATCCTCGGAGACTTAAATTTAGCAAAAATATGCACTTGGGCATTGAAAAAGACTACTTAAAAGACTCTAAAGACACTGATATTGCCGCAGGTGTACAAGTACTAACGGAAGAACTGTTAGATGTTGTATTCCGTAAGGCTCGTGACCTAACAGGCGAATCTAGTGTTGTGTTTATGGGCGGAGTAGCACTAAATTGTGTAGCAAACAGGAACATTGGCAAATACTTTGAAGACATTTGGATTATGCCCAATCCAGGTGATGCTGGTAGTAGTCTAGGAGCCGCCGCTATACTACAAGGCACTAAGTTAAATTGGCAACACCCTTATTTGGGTACTGACATACCAGGTGAGTACCCTGTAAAAGAACTTGTAAATTATCTTAAAGAACATAAGATTGCAGGTGTAGCAAGCGGCAGAGCAGAGTTTGGTCCTAGAGCATTAGGACATCGCAGTCTATTAGCAGACCCCCGCGGTATAGAAATAAAGGATGCTGTTAACAAGATTAAAAAGCGACAACTATTCAGACCATTCGCTCCTGCCATACTTGCTGAACATGTACACGATTACTTTGATATGCCTATGGCTTGGGAAGATAGTCCCTACATGCAAGTAGTTGCTACATGTAAAAAGCCCGAAGACTTTCCTGCTATTGTACACGTAGACGGAACTAGCCGTGTACAAACAGTTAGCAAGAACGATAGTCCAGGCTTTAGAAAATTGTTAGAGACATGGTACGCAGAAACAGGTTGTCCTATGTTATTGAACACAAGTTTAAACATTAGGGGAGAGCCCATGGTAGATACTCGTGCTGACGCAGATAGATTTGAAAACAAATATGGAGTAAAGGTTTTCTCGTGAACTTATATTGTCCGGGACATAAAGAAGACAGCAAAGCCTATCGTGTTATGAACCCTTTACATGAGTGTTATGGGTTTAGAAAAATACTAGATTATTCTTGGGACGAAACTGGACCCAGTTTCTTTTGGGGATTTGTAGGCAAAAATTATCACTTAGTTAAAGAACATATTAGACTAGGGCTCAAGTGGTACTTTACTGACATGCCTTATTGGGGTCGTTGGAATGGACTAAAAGAAGCAGTCAATCCAAATATGGATTTTTACTGGCGTATTGTACCTAATGCAACACATGTTACTTGGGTAAATGATTATCCCAATGATAGATTTAAACAATTAGGAGTAGAAGTACATGATTGGCAAACTCGTGGTGATCATATTTTGGTGTGCCCTAGTAGTCCTACTATGGAACGATTCATAGGACAACCTGGATGGACTGAACAAACAGTAGCAACACTAAAACGTTACACGGATAGACCTATTAAAATAAGACACAAGCCTAGAGCACGTGGCACTAGTGGGCCAGCCGCGGCTAGAGTACCTTTTGCAGAAGATGCTAGTAATGCACATGCAGTTGTAACATCAGTTAGCATGTCGGCAGTCGAAGCCGCATGTTTAGGCATACCTGTATTCACTCACGAGCAAGGACCAGCCTCGCCTATAGCTCTGTGGGACCTTAGTAAAATAGAAACTCCTATTAGACCCGATCGTACAAAATGGTTAAATACATTAAGTTATTATCAATTTACTGAAAAAGAAATACGTCAAGGAATACATAACATCAATGATAGTTTCATTCTTACCTAAGAATAAATCAAATACACAGGAACGTATTGTCCATAATATGAGCAAAGGTGCTCAAGGCAGAATTTGGCCCATAGATTGGTGGATAAGGAATCAACGTATTCCTAGCGATACTTCGAGAGTAATTACAGCAGGCATCATACGTGGCGGTGGTGATTTACTAAAATACCTAATTGCAGGTAAACATAAATTTTACTACATGGATCATGCGTATTTTAAGGCTGGCTACAATAAATCAAGCGAGTGGATGCGTGTAACAGCAGATGCGTTCAACTGTAACAAAATTACAGATACAGATTCTACAAAGTTTAACAAAATATTTGATAGAACATTTGAGCTTAAGCCTTGGCGCAGAGATGGACAAACAATTCTAATTTTGCCGCCTACAGATGCAGTAAGTTATGTGTTTGGAAGTCATGAATGGACTAATAAAGTTTTAGAAACTATTAGACCTTTAACAAATAGACAGATAATTGTAAGGGGTAAGCCTGGTGAAGTTATCTTAGATGAAAAAGGCAAAGAGATTGGACGTACTCCGGTTGACCCGACGCAACTTCCTTTAGAACAAGAATTATCAAGAGCACATTGTGTGATTGCTTATCACAGTAGTGTAGCAATACAAGCCGCTATACAAGGGATACCTATTATATGTAGCGAACAATGTGCGGCATATCCTATTAGTAATAATATAATGGACATTGAGAAACTTAAAGAATTTGACAGAATGCCATGGTTGTTTAATTTATGTAACCATCAATTCGAAACACACGAGCTGTTAAGTGGAAGTGCTTGGAGATATTTAGAAAAAGAAAGAAAAACAGATGCATGAACTAAGCGTATTACAAAACGTAAAACAAGTAGAAACTGACCCTTACCCTTATGTTTGTGTAGAAGGCGCACTTCCTGAAAAAAGATATAAAGAATTATGTGAAACATTTCCTATGGAACTTGTTTGTAGTACAAGTCCACATGACAACGGTGTAACATATCGTTATAAGATGAAAGAATGCCAACAGCAACAACCACCTGCAATTTGGCAAGACTTTTTTGCATATCATACAAGTAAAGAATATTTTAATTCTTGTATAGAATTATTTGGTCCTCACATTGCAAAAGCATACGGTGACCAATTCTTGCACGACTTATTACAAGGAAGTGTTACTCCGCGTGATGTAGATAACTCGGGCAGTTATGTAGCAGACTGTCAGTTTGTTGTACACGAACCCGTTGATCAAACGGGCACTACTAGGACACCTCACATAGACAATCCTGTTGAAATATATGCAGGGCTGTTATATATGAGGTTACCTGAAGATGATTCATTAGGTGGTAACTTCACTGTTCATAGTGTACACAAGGAAATTACAGAAGTAAACAAAACACTTGGCAGACAAGTTGCAGATGATATACATCAACCTCAGCGTGAAGTACCTTATCAAGCAAACAATTTTTGTATGTTTTTAAATGTTAAAGGTAGTGTGCATAGTGTAACACCTAGAATACAACCCAGACTACGAAGAAGAAGTATTAACATAATTGGCGAATTCAACGGCAACGGTCGTATGTGGAAAGTAAAAGAAATTAAAACGAAAGTATAATATGGCATTCAATAACATCATGCAGTTAGCGACTGCAACTCTATCTAGTAAAGGTTGTTTTAAGCCTGGAGCAACTGTGGTAGAATGGGGTAATCAAAGATTTAGATACAGCGACAAGTGGATTGATCATTGTGCAAAAGTAAGTGGTAAAAACTTACGAAAACCCACAGAGTTTGTATGGCAGTACTTTGAGGACTTAGGCTTTTCAGATTATCTTGCCATAGACATTAATACTGAATTACGCAGTATTGCAATGGATCTTAACTTTATACTTAAAGACAAGTACAACTATACAACACAATTTGATTATGTAACAAACAATGGCACAGGTGAACACATTTTTGACCAACGTACTGTATTTGAAAACATGCACAACTTATGTAAAGTAGGTGGCACTATTATTTGTGTATTGCCTTTTGCTCCATGGTTTAATCATTGTTTCTATAGTTATCATCCACAACTGTTCAGAGATATCGTAGCCGCAAATGGTTACAAGTGGCAGTTTATGTGGCTGGCACAAAACACAGGTCATTATGCAGACTGTAAAACTAGTATGGACAGTTGGGCATTTTATGAACAGAAGAAGCCACGTAATCCTATTAGCAAATTAGAACAAGTGTATGACAACTTACACAACAGAGACGGCAAAGCACAGAATGTTAGCATTGTTGCCGCATATACAAAAACTACAGACCAACCTTTTCAGATTCCTTTTCAAGGACGCTATGTCAATGATATAGTGGATGATCTCAAAGGAGAATACAGTTCCGATAATGTAGATACAAGACAAAAGGATCATAGAGGTGCAAACTATTAATCCATGCCAACCAACTTGGGAACAATGTATACCCCACATAACTAATTTTAGTAACGCTATTGACATAGGTGCAAGGTACGCACAGTTTACTAGTCTTATACTAGAAAAGTTTCAACATTGTTATAGTTTTGATTACAGACAAACTTCAATAATGGAACGTTATGTAAAACATGAAAACCGATGCACCTTTTACAACTACGGACTTCATGATAAAGAAGAACAGTTGACTGCGTGGGGAGGAGTTATTGTTGAAAGCAGAGATGACCATGTTAGTAGCAGAAAACGTAAAGTGGCAAACCTGCGCACACTAGATAGTTTTAAGTTCGACAACATAGGATTTATTAAAATAGATGTTGAAGGACACGAACTTAAAGTTCTTAAAGGTGCAGTTGAAACAATACAAAAATACAGTCCTACTCTTTGCATAGAACAAAATGATGCTACAGAAAAGTGGGGTAAAGGTAAAAAGTTTGAAGCATTAGAATTTTGTAAAACACTGGGTTATCGAGTAGTTGACCAACAGAAGCACGATTACATACTAGTCAAATAATGTTTGTAACTACAAATCACAAGTTAGGATTTATCCACATTCCTAAGTGTGCAGGAACGAGCGTATATGATGCATTTGCTAGTCCTGGTCCTGATCCACGTCCTCGTTTATATGAGCAAAGGTTAGACATGCCTTGGTCACCGTGGCCCGTATTCAACACACATACAAAATTTAGAACCGCTTGGCCTCATAAAAGCCAAAGCAAAATGCCTAGAGTGTTCCCACCGCCAAAAACTTGGTTTACTGTTGTGAGGAATCCTTATGCAAGATATCACAGTTGGTTTTACTATCAACAAAAACTTGACCAACGTATGCATGACGGACTTGAGGATATTAAGAATAACAATAAAGAAGACCTAGCAGAAAGATTACTCTACTGGGATAAGGCTACTCCACTAAGCGTTTTAAAAGACATAGACAGGTTGTTACACAAAGGTGGACATTGGAAAGACATGTGTAGAATAATTAAAAGCAGTCAGTGGGAGTATATTGTAGGAAGTCAAGCAATGATATTTCAAGTTGAAAAAATGGATAGACTATGGCAATGGCTTAAGGAACTTGGTACCCATGTTGAACCTCGTCGTAGTTTAGTTAATGACGACAAGCAAGGTAGTTGGCAAGATTTAAACGAAGAAGTATTAGAACTAATATTTCAAAGATATAAACGTGATTTTAGAAAACTAGGCTATAAGCGTATTACTAAAGACCTTTCGTCTTAACTTTTTTAGCGGCATATTCATGTGGCTTTTTTAATTTTTCTCTAGCAATATCTGCCTTAGTGTAATTTTTTACATCATGCCACCAAGTATTATCTTTGTGTTGGAAGTTCTTTTGTATGTCTTTTGCTAGACTTTTACCTACTTCTTTACGAAATCCTTTAAGGTGGTCCATATATTGACCTAGCACACTATTAATAAAAATATGTCCGCTGGCTTCTGGACTGCCTAAATCGTTAAACTTAACTTCTTGTTGTTTGAATTCTTCTACTAGTTCGCCGTAGATAAAACTGTCGTGCGTTTCTTTGTGATTAAAGATATCATCGCTTTCATATATCCAACGCCACTTTGTCATAAAGTCTTTGAACCGAGGATGGTGCCGATTAAACATCATCCAACCACATTCGGGCCAAGTAACTCTTCCCAAGTGAGTAGATAGTTGCTTTTTACCAGGTGCAATGCTATGTAAAAAATCCAATGGCATAGGAGTATGTGTTCTTACATCTCCGTCACACCAAATGAATATGTCCGTATTACAATGTTCAGCCCAATGCCAAAGTGCAAATACTTTATTAGCAAATCTACTTGCGTCCCATAAAAAACTTTTAAGTGTTTTGTCTTTATTCCAGCCATGTGCATGTGGATTGTCTTTGTGTTTTTCTTGCCATGCTTTAAGTTCTGGCAATGTTTGTCGTTGGTCATACACAGTTATGTTTGGATTACCACCAGTGTCTGGTATATGATCTTCTGCGTATATGGCTAATGGAACTTCTTTTGGCCAATTTGAATTGTATCCTGAAATGAATTGTTTTCCATATTTTTCATATCCTGCAGGATGCCAGGACGTAAAGACTGATAAAGTGTGCATATAATTATTTATAAGGTAAAATCGCTAAAATAAATAATTGCATGACAAAGTTGATTAACGCCTATGGTTGGTATATGCCTTCAAGGGAAAAAGACTTTTTAGAATTCTTTAGTGCAAACAATACCTCTGATTATCAAATTGCACACCGTGAACATGCATTACGACACTGCCAAAGTTTTAGGACAGTAATAGATATTGGTGCAAACATAGGCACGTGGAGTAGACCATTTGCAGATAGGTTCGAAACAGTTATTGCTTTTGAACCACAACCAGACTGTAGAGAAGCGTTTGAAATAAATCTTAAAAACTACTCCAATGTAACGTTACATCCATATGCACTAGGAAACAAAGAAGAAGTTGTTAAATTTTTCTATGAAGAAAAAGCAACTGGAAATGCAGGAACTAGCGCCCAAGGAGTTATAGAAGGTCCCACAGACTCTTTGCTTACATATGAAGATCTTAAAAGTTATCCAGTAGAACAACGTAAACTAGATTCATTTGATTTTGAAAATGTAGATTTAATTAAAATAGACGTACAAGGCACAGAGGAATCAGTGCTAGATGGTGCGAGGAAAACACTAGAAATACATAAACCTGTTCTATGCGTTGAACTTCCTATTAGGACACCTAAAGAAAAAGAAAAGAAACACTTAGTAAAATTAAAGTTATTAGAATGGGGATTTTTTCAACGAGGATCAGTAAGCAAGGATACTGTATTTGCACACAAGGATAAGATAGATTTATGATTAATGTTTTTATAGGATACGACACAAAAGAGAAGGTATCGTTTAATGTTCTTAGTTACAGTATACTAAAAAACAGCACAAAGCCTGTAAGCATTACTCCTATATATTTAGAAAACATTAAAGATGATTACGTAAGAGAACGTAATGACCTCAGTAGTACTGAATTTAGTTTTAGTAGATTTATTGTACCACACCTTATGAACTATCAAGGCTGGGCACTGTTTATGGACTGTGATATGTTAATGACAGCAGACATTAATGAATTATGGCGTTTACGTGATGACAGTTACGCAGTACAATTATGTAAACATGACTACCAACCTAAAACAGATACAAAGTTTTTAGGACAAATACAGACAAAATACGAAAAGAAAAATTGGTCAAGTTTTATGTTACTTAACTGTAAAAAGTGTACAACACTTACACCAGACTATGTAATGAAAGCAAGTGGACTAGAACTACACCAATTTAAGTGGCTAGAAGGAGATCACTTAATAGGCGACTTACCTTTAGAATGGAATTGGTTAGCAGGAGAATATAACCACAAAGATGATGTAAAATGTATACACTACACTGATGGCGGACCGTGGTTTGATGATTACAAAGATTGTGACTACAGCACCGACTGGGAAAGTTACTATAAGGATATTAGTCTGTGATTAGCACAGTCACAGTCGTATATAACCCTGAACTACAATTATTAAAGACACAAGCACAAAGTTTTGACATATACCTCAAAGATGTCAAAGACATTTTTGTAGTTATAAACGACGATCATCAGTTACGTAAATTCGATACTAGGTGGTGGGGTGTACACCACAAACGTGTTACTTTACTTTCCAGAGAAGACATAGGCTATAAACGTAATGTAACAATAAACGGCAGAGAGTCACAGCAGTTATGTAAGTTACTAGCACCATTACAGGCACAATCAGACTGGACATTGTGGTTTGATGCTAAAACATTTTTAGTAAGAACGCTGGATCCTGCTACTATGTTTGACAACGGTAAGTTTATTACTAATCAGATGCCAGTATTCGACGAGTTCAGTGAAGGCTTTACAGTATGTAAAGACCTATTAGGCTTTGACCAACGTGACGAAATGTGGATAGCACCAGGCGGTATGCCTTACCCAGTTAACTCAAAAGTTTTGCAAACTATGATAAGTTATGTTAAACTAACAACTGGTATGTCGTTTGTTGATTGGTTTGAGAAGTACAGTCAATATCCACATTTTGTAACAGAAATGATATTGTATAGTCAGTTCACCAGACCAGTGTTTGACCAGTACTACACTAACACAGCACCTACATATAAATGTGCAAACTTAGCAGACTGGCAAATACCCGACATTGATGATTTTTGGCAACTATTAGAAGATCCAGAAGTACTAACAGCAAGTATTAAGGCAGATGCTTACAAATTATTAGACTTTGAACAACGACAACAGTGGCACACATATTTAGAATCAAAAGGATTACAGTATGACAACAAAAGCAGGTAAAGTTTGGGGAGTTACAGAACTTATTCATGCTAATGGAGTTTTAGAATTCCACAGAATAGAAGCAAATGCAGGCAAGTATTGTAGTAAACACTTGCACAAAACAAAATGGAACGGATTCTTTGTAGAGAAAGGCCGACTACTAATTAGAGTATGGAAAAACAATTACGATTTAGTAGACGAAACAATATTAGAGTCGGGAGACTTCACAGCCGTTGGCCCAGGAGAGTTTCATCAGTTTGAGGCATTAGAGGATACAGTAGCATTTGAGTTATATTGGGCAGAATTCGATCACGACGATATAGAAAGAGAAACTGTTGGTGGCTCAAAAGTTTAACATAGTATGTGTTAGAGTTGGCCCAGCATATTCTACAGAATATGTTGATAGATTGTATGACATGGTCAAAGCAAACTGTACCAAAGACTTTGATTTTTGGTGTATTACTGATATGCCACATGACAATCCTAATGTCAAGTTTGCAAAAGTACAACCTTATCCAGTCCCAGTACGTTGGATGTGGTGGTATAAGATGTACATGTTCAAGCAGGATATAGGATACACCGGTCCAACTTTTTACATAGATTTGGATGTTGTTATTAATAAATCTATAGACAAATTTTTAGAAGTCTGGGACGATAGTTTTTGGATATGCCAAGACTATAATAGAAAAGTTAAACCAGACTACCATGTCAGCAATAGTTCAGTTATGATGTTTGACCACAGCAAGTTTACAAAGTACTGGGATGAGTTTTACAGTAATCAAAAAGAGATAATGAGTAAGTTTAGAGGAGATCAAGATTATCTTACTGCTAGACTTCAAAATGAAAACAAAAAATGGTGGCCATGGCACTGGACAATCAGTTATCGTTGGGAATACTTAGAAGGCAAGGCTCACCCAGACAACAGTATTGTAGTCTTTCACGGTAAACCAAAACCACATGAAGTTAATTGGGAGTTAGAAGATGTTAGGTAAGACGCATACAAGATATGGCGAAATGTATTATTACAGAAACGATCAGTTTATCGGTGCTAGTTTACAATACTATGGCGAATACAGTAAGTTAGAAATAGATTATGTAAGTCCTTACATCAATGACGATGACATCATTATAGACATAGGTGCAAACATAGGCACACATACACTGGCATATAGTAGTCTTGTCCCCAAAGGACAGGTACTAGCATTTGAACCTAACAAGCGTAGTTATGACGTGCTGGTAAAAAATGTAAAAATTAATAACTTAGACAACGTACATGTTTTTCGTAGTGGACTTAGCAACAAAGTAGGACTAGACGTAATCGGCGACTATGATCCCACAGTTAAAGGTAACTATGGCACTATGAAAACAGGCGAGGGAGACACAGTTTGTTTTGTAAACAAGTTAGACAATGTCTGTAACTTCAACCGACCAGTTAAACTTGTTAAGATAGATGTCGAAGGCAACGAAGGAGAGATTCTATTAGGTGGTTTTAACTTTATAGCAAACCACAAGCCTGTTATACAATACGAATGTATGACAAAAGAAGTTGCTAGGCGTTGTGAGTATGTGTTTACAAACTATTTTCCTAAGTATAAACTATACTGGATGCCTATATATAATTTTAATCAGCACAATCACAGAAGTAACTCTACAAACATATTTGTAAACAGTGGTGTAATGAATATTCTTGCAGTACACAGCAGTCAAAAACAACCTGACTACTTACAAGCATACGAGTCATGGGATCAACAGATCGATATCAGATCAGAAGGCATTCGTTTAAGTTATGAAACTATGATGGGCGGTGGCGGCTAACGTAAGTTCTTGATTTGATTATGAAAACTGTGTAATAAAAAGTCTGCATAACCATTCATAAAGTAGTGATAGTTGTAAGTTAAAGTGTCGTAGCAGATGTGATAAATCTCTTCTGCATATCTTAAATTTCTAGGCAAGTAAGTTAAAACATCCTGTCTCCTGGAGTTGTTGTGTAAATCATCACAAATGTCATTGCCTAATGCTCTATAAAGATTAAAGCCTTGTGCTTCTAAATGTCTCCCTAACCCTTGTGTGGCTACTAGTAAAAATGGAGTACGTGTTACAATAGCATTGTAAGTCTTTTCTGTTATGATGCCTTGGTATTCGTAATACTGACTTTCACAAACTACTGTAAGCCAAGCATCCGCATAATTTTTACCTATGCTAATTAAGTTGTCTGCGTTATTGTAGTCGTAGCCTTCAAATGTTTTGCCAGGGTACTTTAGTTCTATGCCACGTTGCTGTAGACTGACGTTCATTAAGGGATTACTTTTCAAATCATTATATACAAGTTCTCTATGACGCTTAGTGATCCTATTAGGTACGACAGCAATATAATTAGGGTTACGTTTATTACTCGCTTTTTCTATGTCATGGCGTTTAGTAAAATATTGAAGTGCGGTGTTATACTGCCAAGGACTAAATTCCACAACTTGGAAACTATCGGGGTTAGCATGATGCCAAGTATCCGCAACACCGTGATTCCATACTAGGACTACAACTTGTTTCATGTTGATGTCACGGTTTTTATAGTAGTCGTGAATAGTAATTAATTCGTTAGGCAGTGTGGTATTGGGTTTAAATGTTAACATGTCCTGTAGTACAATAAACAACTTAAAGTCAGGGTCTGTAAATGCAATTTCAGGACGTTCCACAAAGTCAACAGTCCAACCGTCGTCAGTGATAGGACTATATAAGGCACCATCGTGTACCCAAAAGTGGTCGATATACTTGTTAATTATTTGATGTAGCACAAAACTATTTACAGTAAAATCAACAACTTATAAACTTAGTTGACAAAATAACCAAATGGGCCTATACTTGTAACTGTTTTAATAACAGGAGCAGGTTATGAATAAAGGTAAATCATTAGTAGTAACATCTTTAGTGTTAATGGTTATGTTTATTGACATGGGCAGAGCACAAGATGAGTGGGATCTTCCATTTGACCAAGTGTTTGAGGCTAATGTCATTTATCCGCACATAGCATTAGAAGTAAGAGTGGTTGACAATGCAGATGCTGTGTGTAGACAATATGCAAAAGATGTCAATTACGTGATTCAACATTGTGCATTACAGTGGGAACCTAAGAATGGTATTCGCAAGTGTGTACTAATTATGGATAAAGACAGCCTTACGTTAGGCGACCTTGGTCATGAAGTACGACATTGTTATGAAGATGATTGGCATGTATATCGACCAACAAGAGGCGTCAAACGGCGTTAAATGGTAAAATTATACTTTGACATTGCCAACAAGTGATGTTAATGTGTGAATGTAGTATTAATTTTTTATGGCACATTTATTATGGAAAACTTAGATTTTAATTTTGATAGCGTAGAAATTCGACGAGTAGCCAACGGCTATGTTATTCAGGTCAACGGTGAAGACGACACCAAAGAGTATGTGTACGATACAAGTCGTAAAACACTTAGGTTCGTTAAAACTTTCCTGGAGCATTCCAAAGCAAAAGTTGCTGAATGAAGTACAAAGAGTCTGGCGTAGACATTGACGCAGGCAATCAGGTTGTTGAGAACATAAAAGGACTCACAGCAGGTATAGGTGGCTTTGCCGCTATATCCGAACTGCCTAAGTTAAATGATCCAGTTATGGTGACCTGCAACGATGGTGTAGGCACTAAGGTCAGACTGGCGAATACAGATCAAGACTATTACAATATTGGTTTTGATTGTGTTGCAATGTGCGTGAATGACATGGTATGTCATGGAGCGCAACCTCATTCTTTTTTAGACTACTATGCAACTAGCCCTTTAGTCCCTAAAAATGCCACACAGGTAATACGTGGTATTGCAGATGCTTGTAAGAGTGTAGGGTGTAACCTAGTAGGCGGTGAAACAGCAGAACTTCCCAATGTAATAGTTAATGGTGGTTTTGATGTTGCCGGCTTTTGTGTGGGCTTTGCAGAACGCAACGACGTTATAACAGGCTCCCGTATTAAGTCGGGCGATGCTATAATTGGTTTAGCCAGCAGTGGCTTACATAGCAATGGATTCAGTCTTATTAATTACTTAATTGAAACTGAAAAGTTGTTGCCAACACCGGACGTATTAACACCAACAAGGTTGTATGTTAACCCTATTTTAGAATTACACGAAAAGATAGGACTAAATGGCGTTGCCAATATAACTGGCGGCGGCCTACAGGAAAATATACCACGCATAGTACCTAAACATCTACACGCTCGTATAGATGTAGACACATGGCAAATACCAGAAATATTTAGACGTATACAAAAAGCCGCAGACATTGATGACGCAGAGCTACTTAGAGTATTCAACTGTGGCATAGGCATGACCATTATTTTAAATGAAAGCAATGTTGAGTATGCTTATCAAATATTATCTAGTCACAACATAAATGCCTGGACTATAGGAACAATAGTGGAAGTTGACTAACAAACCTGCAGAAAACTTACAGCCCAGTCCAATCCCTACTCAAAACGTGAGTAATGGGGAGTATACCCCTTTGCCACAAACACCACAACAACGACTAGTACAATCCAAAATAAATGCTGATAGCACATTTGAAGATTCCTTCAATGCTATGAATACTGTATATGGTCCAGGCTTTGTTTACTCCGACTACGGTGACCTTAGCGATCAGTTTATATTTGATGTGCAAACACACTTTATTAAAGATAACTACAGCAACCCAGGATTATTAGTATACAGACAGTGGGCACATGAATACCTAAATCCAGACGTAGAACGTTATCCAACATTTGATACACAAAAGTTTGACAACTATGTTAAAGAAGTTTACTTGGACAGCGATACCAAACTTGCGTTGATAAGTGGAACACCTGGTGATTCTTATGACGAAGATCTAATAGACAACGACAGTATTAAATGGGCAAGCGATGTTATAAACAGTATATGTGGCAGTAAGCGTAGTTTCAGTCACACTATTGTACAGCCTAAAGTTCCAGGATACTTAGATGAAGTTGATCGTGCTATCGAAGTCATAAAGCCCGACAGTTGGAAGTGTTATACAATAGGGACCTTTGCCTATCCTACACGTAAGAACAAACAGTTTAGACTAGATGACGAAAAACTAGTTTATCCCTGGTTTGAACGTGCTGAGAAGTCGGGTATTAAAAATATCTGCGTACACAAAGGACTACTGCCACCAGACTACAAAGAGTCTTGGCGAGATTTATGGGAGTACGGCACAGTACAAGATGTAGCACAAGCCGCTAGAGACTGGCCCAACCTAAACTTTATTGTTTATCATAGTGCTCTGCGTATTAGTCCAGAAAATCCAGAAGATATTCTCAAGGACTTCATCAAAACGGGACGTATAGAATGGACTACTGATCTGTGCGACATTGTTCACAAGCATGGACTTAAAAATGTTTATGCAGAACTAGGTACAAGTTTTGGTAGTATGGTTGTTCTTAATCCATTGGTAGCAAGTGCCTGGCTAGGTCAGATGCTTAATATGATGGGTGAGGACAGAATACTATGGGGTACGGATTCTGTGTGGTATGGCTCACCACAGTGGCAGATAGAAGCATTACGCAGACTTGAGATACCCGACCATGTAATGAATCGCATGGGCTGGGATAAACAATTAGGGGAACCTAACGGCATAGTCAAACAGAAGATACTGGGACTCAATGCCGCTAGACTCTACAATGTAGATATTACTGATAGCATTAACAAGTTAGATGAAGATAAGTTATCGAAAATTAAACAGCAGTATAGACAACCTAGAAATAATCAATTCTACGGTTATATTGCATAACAGTTATTGCTGTAAATTATAAATGTTTTATAATATAAAATATAAATATCTGCGTAACGTAGAGTTACACACACATTTTCACACACTTATAAGGAAAACACACACAAATGACACAGAAAATCAAGAGAAGTTTTAAGAAAGCAATAATTAAAATGATTCGTTTGCAGGCTGAAAGAGCCAACGCAAGAATCATGCAGTATAAAACAAGTGGATGGTGGTCCTCATGCTGAAATTTTTCAATGACCTATTAGAAAAAATGGAAAGTTGGGGAAGAAAACATGACCAACGTGCGTTAGAGTATTATCTGTCAAAGTCGCAGAACATTACAGATTTAGAAAACCGTATGAGGTTATGGCAGTATAGCGATTGCCAAAAACGTATGTTCCTGTAACAAATACCAGGCGGGTAGATTATATCCGCCTTTTTTATTGACATCCTGTCAGCAAACCTATAAAATAAAGTATGGCTAAAATTATCAAAGATCCTAAGAAGCGTCGTAATGTTAGACGCTCAGTGCGGACCTTAAAGGAGGCAACTTTGGAAACACTAGCATATTTTAGAGATAAGATTCTTGGTTACATCTGCGAGGGTATTGGTTTTTTACAATATTTTGCAGATAGGATTGCAGG